TTTCAACATTGTGTGAAAAGACTTAGCTGTAGAGAACTTTACGATCAAGACCATATAGACTGTACGAAGAAGAGGTATCGCTATGCTCAGTAAAATTAAAGTTTACGGTAGGTTAGCTCGATTTTTGGGAGAGCGTACCTTTGAAGCAGAAATATCATCACCTACAGATGCTTTTAGATTTTTATTAGCAAATTTTCCTAATTTAGAATCTCATATAATGGAACAAAACTATTGTGTAAAAGTAGGAGATTATGAGATTAATGAGATTGAGTTAGATATTCCTACAGGAAGTCAGGAAATAAAGATTGTTCCAGTAGTTACAGGAGCAAGGAAAGGACTTGGAAGATTTATATTAGGAGCAGTTTTAATTGGTGCTGTTGTAGTTACTGGAGGTTTAGCTGCTCCTGGACTCACTGGGTTTACGGCTGGTGCGAGTGCTGGTCTTGGGACTCAATTATTAGCAGCAGCAGGAAATTTAGGTATATATTTAGCTTTATCAGGTGCAGCACAAATGCTAACGCCTACAGAAGATGTTGGTGCAGATTCTGACGATCCATCGAGTTTTACATTTAATGGAGTACAAAATACTATAAGGGCTGGTGTTGCTATCCCTGTTGTCTATGGTGAAATATTTACTGGATCGCTTGTTGTATCAGGCGGTATTGATACAGATGATTACTCAGGATAATTATGTTTAAAGTACCTGAAATACATTCTGGAGCAGGACGAAAAGAGATTCAACTAAACCCTTTCAAGTGGTTTGGTGGTGGAGGTGGTACAGCAGTTATAAATTTAGCTGCTCTTCAAAGTAGGCAAGCTATCAATCTTATTGAAGTTATAAGTGAAGGAGAAATTGAGGGTTTTCCATCAGCAGCAGGATTAACAAAAGGAACTGATGCTTACTCTCAGGCAGCCTTGAAAGATATATTTTTAGATAAAACACCGATTATAAAACCAAGTGCAGATCCTAATAATATACAAACTTCTGATTTTAATTTTCAAAGAATAAAATTCGAACCTCGATTTGGAACGTCTAATCAAACCCATATAAAAGCTATTAGTGAGATTGAAAATGAAGTAGCTGTAGGAGTAAAGGTAACTAACGCATTACCAGTAACAAGAACTGTAACTAATTCCGATATTGATGCTATTAGAGTTACGATTCGTTTCGATGCTCTCGTCAATATCAATGAAAAAGATGGAAAAAATTTAGGTGCTCACGTTGATGTATTTATAGAAATTACTGAAAATGATGGAACTGTTTCTCGTTTTGATAAAAATCAAGGAGGCAAAACCTCAATTCAACCTGGTGGTCTTTTTGGTTTGATTCCTACTCAGGTTTCCGAATTTACAATTAGAGGTAAATCAAGAAACGCATATAGTAGAGACTTTGTAATTCCAATTAAAAGTAACGCTTCTTTTCCCTTACAAGTAAAAGTTGGTCGTATTACTTCTGATAGCACAAGTGAAAGAAAAACAGATACATTTTCATGGACATCTCTCACAACAATAATTGATGAACGAAGAGCCTATTCAGATATAGCTCATCTTTATTTACGTCTTGATGCGGAACAGTTTGCCAGTGTTCCTCAAAGAATGTATAAAATTCGTGGAATAAAAATTAAAATTCCACATAATGCAACTGTAGATCAAACTAATGGAAGATTAATTTATAGCGGTACTTTCAATGGAACTCTTACGACTACAACTCATTGGTGTTCTGATCCAGCGTGGATCTTATTTAACTTATTAACAGAGTCTCGTTATGGGCTAGGAGAACATATTACTGAGGCTCAACTTGATAAATATGCTTTTTATAGTGCTTCTGTTTATTCTTCTGAATTAGTTGATGATGGAGATGGAGGTCAAGAACCTAGATTTAGCTGTAATGTGGTACTTCAAAAAAGAGAAGATGCCTTTAAAACTGTAATGTCTCTTAGTTCTGTAATGAGAGGCATGTCATTTTGGAGTGCTGGATCTCTGACATTAACTCAAGATAGACCCACAGATGCCAGTTATTTATTTAATTTATCAAATGTCACTGCGGAAGGATTTATATATTCTGGAACAAGTTTAAAAACAAGATCCACTGTTGTCTCCGTGTCCTATTTTGATATGGAGAATCAAGAATTAAATTTTGAAACCGTTGAAGATACTGCTTCTAAAAATAAATATGGAATTATTCATAAAAAAATTACAGGTTTTGCTTGTTCATCAAGAAATCAAGCTAGAAGATTAGGACGATTTGTTCTTTTTGAAGAACAAAATTCTTCAGAAACTATTAGTTTTGCTACTGGATTAGCAGAAGGAGTAATAGTCAGACCAGGACAGGTTATTGAAGTAAGTGATCCAGTAAGAGCAGGGTTAAGAAGAGGAGGCAGAATAAAATCTGCTACAACCACAACTGTTACCGTTGATAACACTACGGAAACAGATTTAGATGCAACAAATAGTCCAACTCTTAGTGTTGTTTTACCTAATGGATCTGTAGAAACAAAGGATGTCACTGGAATATCAGGAGCAGTAATAACTATTGATTCTTCTAGTCCATTTAGCACTGCTCCAAATACAAATAGTGTTTGGATTTTACAGAATACAACTTTACAGACTACAACGTGGAGAGTTGTTGGAATAACTGAAGATAAAGATAATTATGCAGTGACCGCAACAGCATATAACGCAGGTAAATATGCTTTTATTGAAGATGGTTCTCCACTACCTGTTCGTAATATTACGGTATTAAATGAGCTGGTGGAAGCTCCTGGTGCACCAACTGTTGAAGAAGAGTTTTTTACAGATGGAACGGTTGCAAGAACAAGATTAAATATAGATTTTAATTCTGTTCCAAGAGCTATAGAATATGAGCTTAATTACAGATTAGATGATGGTAATTTTATAACTTTAAGATCAAAAAGCACCGAATTTCAAATACTAGATTCCTTACAGGGTGAATATCAATTCCAACTATCCAGTATAAACTCTTCACTCGAACCCTCTGCTCAGCCTACAACTTTTACATTTACTGCTTTTGGAAAGACTGCTGTACCTGGAGATGTAACTGGTTTAACAGCAGAACCTATTAGTGATAAGCTAGTGAGATTACGTTGGAATTTATCTGTAGATTTAGATGTTACTCACGGTGGTCGTGTATATGTAAGACACTCTACGAAAACAGATGGAACAGGTACATTCTCAAATGCAACAGATCTTATTGAAGCATTAGCTGGTAACACGACAACTGCGGAAGTTCCTTATTTAGAAGGAGAGTATATTCTTAAGTTTCAAGACGATGGAGGTAGGTTTAGTGCTGGTGAAGCAAGTGTAGTTATAGATTTACCTGATACTAATAATCTTGCACCTTTAGTAGCATTAACAAGACGAGAAGATTTAGACAGTCCTAAATTTCAGGGAACAAAAACTGATATAGCTTTTGATAATGTAACTAATTCTTTAAGTCTGTCAGGTCAAGGACAATTTGATAGTATTAGTGATTTTGATGCAGAAAATTCTATAGATGATATTGGAGGTGTATCTCCTCTTGGAAGTTATGAGTTTGGAGGTGCAGCAGGAACTTCTTTCTTAGATTTAGGTGGAGTATTTAGCTTGGATTTAAAACGTCATTTTTTAACTCAAGCATTTTACCCTAACGATTTGTTTGATGCTAGAGGTTTAATAGATAGTATTACTGATTTTGACGGAGCTACAGCAACAGAAGTGAATGCAGATATGTTGGTTTCAATTACTCAAGACGATCCAACATCGGGATCACCTACATATACAGGATTTCAAACCTTTGCTAATGGAACTTATAAAGGAAGAGGTTTTAAATTTAAGGTAAATTTAACAAGTAAAGATACTTCTCAAGATATACGAGTATTTGAATTAGGTTATACAGCATCTTTTCAAAGAAGAACTGAACAGAGTACAACATCTATTGCCTCTGGAGCAGGAGCAAAAGTTGTGACATTTACGGATTCTTTCTTTACGGGAACTTCTCAAATTGGAGGTGTAAATTCAAATATTCCTTCTGTTGGTATTACGGCACAAAATATGACCTCTGGAGATTTCTTTGAGCTATCAAATATTAGCGGTACTGGATTTACGATTCATTTTAAAAACTCATCAAATGCTTCTATTGATAGGAATTTCAGTTACCAGGCTGTCGGATTTGGTAAGGGATGATAAGATAAAATAAAATATTGTAAAAATGGCAAGAGTTAATAGCACCACTAAAGAAACCAATAATAATTTCAATGTTGCAAATGGAACGGGTGCTGAAGTTCGTGCTGGTATAAATGATATTTTTACAGCATTAAGAACAATAAATTCAGCAAGTGGAGATCCTTCTGGTGCAGGAAATGTAGTTCAATTTCAGCCACATATAGATTCATCAACTAATTTATTGAAAATATGTACTGCTGTTAGTTCTGGAACAGGTACTTTTACAACTATTGGAAATATAACTCAGACTAATCTAGGACTTGCCTCTTTAAGTACTGCTAATACCTTTACTGCCAGAGCAACATTTAATGTGACTTCTTCAATAACATTACCTAGTGGAACGACAGCCCAGAGGGATGGAAGCCCTGCTGTTGGAATGATACGTCACAATAGTCAAACTAATACCTTTGAAGGATACAATAATGGTGCTTGGGGTTCGTTAAGTGGTGCTAGTGGAATATCAAACGTAGTTGACGACACATCCCCGCAACTCGGAGGCAACCTTGATTTGCAAGCGTTCGAGTTAAATACATCTACATCTAATGGAAATCTTAAGTTAAATCCAAATGGAACAGGTGTAGTAGAGGTAAAAGGAGATGGTAGCAGTACGAATGGAAAGATACAGCTTAACTGTTCACAAAATAGTCATGGTGTAAAACTGGAATCACCTGACCACTCTGCCAGTCAGTCCTACACAATAAAATTACCAGATAATCAAATTGCTGCTGATAAAGTTTTAAAAGTTAAGAGTATTAGTGGCTCTGGTGCGACTGCTATAGGACAGTTGGAGTTTGCGGATGCTGGAGGTGCTGGAGCTACTGGAGGAGGGAGCGATCAGGCTTTCTTCGAGGGAGATCAAAATGTTACTACCTCTTACACATTGACAGCAAATAAAAATGCAATGGCTATATCGCCTACAATAGATTCAGGTGCAACTATAACAGTGCCAAGTGGTGCAATCCTTGTTATTCTTTAATCATGGCTTTAAATATTAACGGTACTACTGGTATTTCTGGAGTTGATGGATCAGCTTCCGCACCAGCTTTACAAGGTTCAGACAGTAATACAGGAGTAAGCTTTGGAACTGACACTGTCAATATAAATACGGGTGGATCGACTAGAGCAACTGTTGATAGTTCTGGAAATTTAGGAGTTGGAGAAACATCACCTTTAGGAAAGCTTCACTCAAAAACTTCCGATAGTGGTGGTAGTGCAGTCTCTTATGCTAATGAATTAGTTCTAGAAAATTCATCAGATGGTGGTATGACTATACTTACAGGAAATAATAAGGATGGAAGTATTGCTTTTGGTGATGACGGCAATAATGTAATAGGAAGAATAGTCTACAACCATAATGTAAATGCAATGCATTTTAATACGAATGGTTCAGAACGCATGCGCCTTGGGAGTGATGGTTTTGTAGGGATTGGAGTAACAAGTGATGTAACCGCATCAAGTGGTGGAACTTCTTTTAATGTTGCAAGTGATAATCGTAGAAAATTAGTAATAGGTGTAACTAGTGCTTCAGGAAGAGGGTTAATAAATTTTATTAATAGTAATGGTGAAGTAGGTGGTGTAGCTACAACAGGTACAAGCACAGCTTACAATACAAGTTCCGATTATAGATTAAAGGAAAACGTAGTTCCTATATCTGATGGAATTACAAGGTTAAAAACTCTTAAACCATCTAGGTTTAATTTTAAAACTGACGTAAAAACAATATTAGATGGATTTTTAGCACATGAGGTAACAGCAGTACCAGAAGCTATCACAGGAACAAAAGATGAACTTGTTACACAATCATTAATAGATAGTGGAGATAAAGACCAAAGTGAATTAGGAAATCCAGTTTATCAGAGTATAGATCAAAGTAAACTTGTTCCTTTGTTAACGGCTGCATTACAAGAGGCTATTGCTAAAATTGAAGTATTGGAAACAAAAGTCGCTGCATTGGAGGCTGCATAAATGAGCCAGATCAAACTAAAACATAGCGGTGGTAATTCAGTAATCATAGCTGCACCAGATAGTAACCCTGCATCTGATCGCACTCTTAAATTACCTGGTGATGGTGATGGAACTATCCTTACTACTAACTCTGCTACAGGTAAAATTCTTCAAGTTGTTCAAACAGTAAAAACTGATACTTTTAGTACATCTAGCCAATCATTTACAGATATTACTGGCTTATCAGCTTCTATAACTCCTTCTTCAGCCTCTAATAAAATATTAGTTTCATATACATTATCATTTGCGAGTAGTGGTTTTCCTATGTTGAAGTTATTAAGAGATTCTACAGATATTTTTGTTGGTGATACTGCAAGTAATAGAGTCCAATGTCTTTTTGGTGGTTATACAGGTGGTTTACATCCTGGAATGGTATTACCTGTTAGTGGTAATTTTTTAGATTCTCCAAGCACTACCTCATCTACAACTTATAAATTTCAAACTGGTATTATCAACACTACAGGTTATAATACATATTTAAATAGAAGTGTATCAGATACAGATCATAACTATCACGCTAGAACAGCATCAAGTATTGTTCTTCAGGAGGTAGCAGCATAATGGCTATCTCTTATAATTAAGAAAAAACACTATGGCACTAGATCACGAAGCTATTCGCAAAAGTTACCCAACAGTTGTCACGATTGATGACTCCACTGGTGCGTTTGACAAAGATGGAAACTCTGTAACTCTTGAGCAAAGTAAAATAGATACTGCAAGAACTGAACTTAATACTGCTGCTGCTCAAATCAAGTATCAAACTGACAGGACAACTGATGGTTCAACAACCTATGCTTCTATAGGAGATCAGTTGGATATGTTGTATAAAGATATAGTAGCTGGAACTGTTACTGCTTCTGGTACATGGGCTACTCACATCAAAGCTGTAAAGGACGCTAATCCAAAACCATGAGTGAAATTAAAGTAAATTCGATAAAAGGGGTAGGAGCTAGTGCTGCTGCTATTACTGTCAACAATACTGATGGAACGTGTACTGCCAATATTACTAATAATTTAAGTAACAGAAATAAGGTCATAAATGGTGCAATGATTTGTAGTCAAAGAGCCAGTAGTGCTTCTGTTACTGGTAGCACAAATGCTTATGTTGCCTTAGATAGGTTTAAATCAAGAAATGTACATGATGGAGCATTTACTTTAAGTCAATCTACAACTTCGCCAGATGGTTTCGCCAACAGTTTAAAAGTAGATGTTACAACAGCAGATACAAGTCTTGCATCAAATGTAAGAGCAACAATTGAACATTTTATTGAAGCACAGGATTTACAGGATTTAGGTTATGGAACAAGTAGTGCAAAAACAATAACTGTATCTTTTTATGTAAGATCAAACAAAACTGGTAATTATGGTTTTTCTATAGAGCAAGCTGACAATAGTTTCAAACAAGTAACTTTGCAGTATACTATTAATTCTGCTGATACATGGGAAAGAAAAACATTTACTATTGCTGGAGACACTTCAGGAGTAATTAATAATGATAATGGAAGCGGTTTAGAATTATATTGGTGGCTTGCTGCTGGCTCAACTTATACTAGCGGTTCAACTAGAACAACTTATACTGCATACGCTAATGGGGACTTTGGTGCTGGACAAGCAGTTAATTTATTTGATTCAACTTCTAATGAGTGGTATATAACAGGTGTTCAATTAGAGATAAATAGTTCAGGCGTGGCAACAGATTTTGAGCATAGATCATTTGCAGATGAATTAAAAAAATGTGAGCGTTATTTTGAAATATGTGCAACAGGGCAAGTTATGTTAATAGAAAGCACAAATTCGGGATATATAGAAATACCTTTAATATTTAGAACACAAAAAAGAGCGAACCCGACTATGACTTTATTAAGTTCTGAAGAAAATTTTGCTAGTTCCGTTACTGTTGTTACAGGTAATAGTACAGAAAAAATTTATCAAGCTGGCATAAGAGGAAACACAATTACTTCTACTGGCAATAAATACTTATATGGTAAAGCCAGTGCAGACTCGGAGCTTTAATTATGTACAAAAAATTTGCAAATGAAATTAGAGAGAAAAAAGATGGTACAACAGAAACAATAGTAGTACAAGCTATTTTTAGAATTGCTGATAGTGCAGTCATACCATTTGACCCTGCAAACACCGACTACCAAGAGTACCTAGAGTGGGTAGCAGAGGGAAACACAGCCGAAGCTGCTGATTAATTAGTCTTATGTTGCAGTTGACGTGTCATTAAAGACATACTGACGTACAAAGGTGATAGACCTATAATGAGCAATAGAACAGCTATGCTCATAACTGACATAGCTCTAATTACAGCAAGTTTTATCATGTTTAACAAAGTCGCTAATGTACTAAGTATAGTTTCCTTCGTTATGGTGGCAAGTATGAGTGGTGGTGCATACTTTGGTTATAGATATGTAACTTCAGAACAATTCAAAAGTAGAGTTATGAGTGAAATTATGAAAGAAGTGCAAACTATATTACCTGGGCAGATTAATAAAAAATTACCATCTATAACAGGTGAATCTTTACCTTTATAGTGGAAATACCAGAAATAAATATTCCTGACATACAAATACCTGATGTATATATTCCGCAAGTAAATTTACCAGGTTATCAACCTCTTAATGTAGAAACTATTGGGTGCAAGTATTATCACCGAGATGTTAAAAATACGGGTAATAGAAATTTATTGATAGACGATCCAAACGGAGTTGTTAGTAATTGTCCATATCCATCTTTTATTCCGATGAATTATCAGGCAGATCAACTGATAATTGTTGAAGAAGCTGCTGTTATAAATGAAGAACCAGCAAAGTTACCAGAAGGTAAACCACCTCAAGCTGAAATACCAAAAGATAAAAAAAATGAACCCATAGTTCCTCCATGTCCTGATAAGAATGATCGCAGAATTGGTGAATATACTTCAGAAGCACGCACTGAAAGGATAAAATCATATAAAAGAGGCTCTGATGGCATTGAATGTATCGCGGAATACGAACAAGTTACGTTTGTTGATTCCTTTCTTCCTTCTCCTAGTGCTGCTCTTAACGTGGCTGCCATTAGCCTTATCGCTGCTAGTTCACCAGCAATTTTAGGGCTAATAAAAAGTGCAACAAAAACAATCTTTAAAAAATTATTAGCTAAAGGCAAGAAAAAAAAATAATCTTATATAATATTTATGTTATTGATAACAAGAAGTAGGCTTGGTTTTTCTAGTGAACCTTGCCTACTTTTTATTTATTTTATGAGTATGTGGT